GGTGCAAGCTTGACAAAATTCCATGTAAGAACAGAAAATATTAATCGTCAAGTCTTGACAGTCACGTGTTCTATACTCATTAGTCAAAGGCTAATTTTCATACTAAAATGTCGAATGCTCAAGAGAAAGAGATTTCAGCAGAGGCGATGGAAGAGTTAGATTCGGGTGTGACAGGAGAATTATTGTCCTCTAAAGTCAGTTCTTTCCTGCATGGCTTGCAAAATAAGGTTCAAGGAAAAGATAAGAGCGAAACGCCTGTTGTTCGAGTTCAACCTGAATCAGAGACTGGAGATGAGTCATCTCTGAAGCAAGAACCAATGAACCTTAAGCCTGCTATAGGCATCTACGGGAGTAGTGCTCAAGGAAGAATTTCCTGGGGAGATCAACCGCCGCAAGTCTCGTATAATCCAGCTTCAAAGCAAATCTCTGATGCCCAACTTGCAGGAACACTCCTGGTTGCAGATGTCAAAGGCATTAAAGAGCTTCTCGACAAGCAAGAAGTCTTGATTGCATCACTGACCTCTAGAGTCAAAGCGTCTGAAGATCGAGTTTCTCAACTGATCAGTGAGAGTAACACTCTCAAGAATAGAATTAACATCTCAGAGAAGAGACTACTCGAACTTGATCAGAGTAGTCTTCTTGTGATGGAACAAGCAGCCCGAATTCTGAAAGATTCTGACTCTGATATCGTCAAGAAGACAGATTTCAACAAGGAGATTAACAAAAGCTCGAAATCTATTGAGAAAGTATCGAAGCAAAAGCCTCTCCAACCAACTGTCCCTACTCAGATGGGAAAGAAGACTATCAAGAGATCGTTCGCGAAGAAGAGTATCTTTTAAATTAAGAATGATAGAGATATCATTCAGACTCAGCTAATCTTCCAAACTTATTTAAGAAAAACCGGTCAAGAACAGAAACAACAGTACTCTATTCTTATCAACTATTCTAAATCAAGTATTCAAAATTGAGAATTCGATAGTCTACTTATCACTCTACAAAATGGCAGCTGCAGGACTTCCCACCTCTGAGATCTTCAAGTCGTCGAACCGATCTGCTCAGACGACTAGGATCACTGAGACGATTAATTACTACAAGCTACCTGACTTCCCTATCACTGATGACATGCAGCGTTCACTCAGGTCTATCTTTGCCATTCATATGATAAAGGCGAAGCAGGATATCAACGAACTAGATGAACCAGAGGATGCTATCTGTTACATCCTCACGGTTACAGAGTTGTTGTTTCCAGGGACAATTGACCGCCTTACTATGAATCGTGTCGCGCCGATTCGAGCGACCAACTTAACGATCGATCGCGACGCTTTCCGTGACTATGTGCGCGGTCTTGTTGGAGAGAAGGAGAATGCTGAGAATGAAGAAGCCGAAAACAATCAAGAAGAGGAACGAGATGAGAACGGTGAGTCGTCCAAGGGCAAAGAGGTAGATAGAACGGATGCAGGAAGCACTACTACTCATGAGACTTTTGAACTAGATCTGGGCTTCACGACAATCGCAGTCGATCCTGACCTTGTTGGGATTCCATTGAACATCATCGCTGGAAGATGGGGAATAGAACTCTTTCCCATAGGAAAGAACGTGTCCACTGCCAATCTCATAGGTTTCAGGCAAAATCGAGTTAGAGCAGTCATGCAAACACTAATGCTCCCTAATGACTTTCCGGTGTTCCGGGATGATTTGCTCCCAAGGCTTGATGTTCTTCGCGGAATAGAGCGAGCTTTCAACTCTTATTCGGCAATTCGGTTAGACCTTGCAACAAAATGGGCTACACAGGTCAACGCTGGAGCTGATAGTCGAGAGGAGGAAAACTTCCTTATCACATTCCGACTTACTGACGGTTTCGGTCTTGGAGCTCCAACTTTTATTGTAGATCTCTTAAATGCTTACCCTGAGCTCGAAAACTTTCCAGAGTTGACTCCAAGAGTTCGTGCGTTCAAGGAGGCACTTGTCTCCTTTATGAGGGAATCCCCTGAACTTCGAGGCTTTGTCAAAGTCAGATATGGACCTCGATACAGACTTTTTGCCGCCACAACAAGGGGAGCTCTGATTGCATTGGCTGTTGCTTACAGAAAGCAATCTGAACCGACTGCTGGCAGATTTGTGGACACCACCCCGTTTGCTGAGACTATTTCAAGAGCCAATGCCTTCCTCGTATCCCAGGGCAGATTGCCAATCGCTGATACTGGAGCTGTTGCGGCAATTAACGCCCCTGCAGTTTAACAGAGATGTGATATCTCGATATCTACTCTTAACCAAAGAAGTTTAACTATTGATTCAGTCCTTACCGAATGCGTACTCTTCACTCGCTTCTCAATTATTTAAGAAAAACCGGATAAGAACAGAAAAACCGGATAAGAACAGAAAATAGAAATCATCAGAAACATGAGCTTAATCTCAGTAACTGTTAGAGAATCACAAGCCATTGGGTTAAGATTCCCAATCGGATATCACGATCCATTGTGGAAGTTAGCAGCTTTCGGACTAGCGCTCAAGAATGAGAAGCTGAGATCGGAATTCAGACATGCTGCAACATGGTCAATAATCTTCCTAGCTAGATTGGCATCTCCCGAAGATTACTTGTCTGTGAGGACTCATCCTGTTGTCAATCTGGTTGACCACGTGTCTGTTTCTGAGTTGACTGAGCATTGCGGATTGCTACCTTCAAGCATTCCAATTGGGTCACTACAGAAGGTTGCGAAGATAGCACTATCCGCAAGTACTTTAAAGCAAGAAACAATTATTTCGTACCTCGGAACACTAGATGAAGATATTCCCAATCTCATCAGGGAATTACTCTTGTTCATTTCTCAATCACATTGTTCTAATTCTCAACGACTTAGAATTAAACGAGAAATAACTGAGGTGATTAATTCAATAGGAAACGAGAAGTTATCTGGAGTCATTGAAATGATAGAATCAATTAAATCTCTCGCTATTATTTAAGAAAAACCGGTCAAGATCAGAAATCAAATCAAGCTTATTTGTTGTACTACTGCAATCATGGACGATACTGATCTAGAAGAAATTTATCTCAATCGAATAAAGACCTTTGACGATATTCTTGATACACCTATCCTTTCTACTACAAGAGAACGACTTTTCGATCTGTTTTCTACAACAGCGAGATACTGTTGGAGGGCAAAACATGCTCACACTTCATCGGGGATGAGGACGAGATCTCAATTGCGGTTAGAGATGGTGCGTTTCATGCAAACTCATCTTGGGATTCAGAAGCTGACACAGAATACGTACGCGGCCATAGACGCAGCACTGGATATAGCCGATGAAAACGAATGTCCTATTGAACTTCTGGACCCAAGAGAAAGGAACGACGTGATACTCGGCTTGATGTCCTCGCTTCGTATTGTAACAGATACTAGTTCAAATGTCACAGAAGCTCTGCGACTCTATAATGAAATCCGGGAAGGTTCGATGATCCAAATGAAGTCTATGCTATCCCCAATGAAAAAGATAACTTCAGTCAGAAAAGAAGCTGTAGATCTCGCAAATCAATACTATAAGGCAGATGAACTAATTGAGAAATTAATCCACAAGCGTCAGACTGATGGACTTAACAATGACCAAGGAGCTGGACGCTTGATCCTCGATGGAGATCTCAAGTTTATACTCTTTAGGGGAGATCTTGTTGTGTTCTCATTCCAAGACCGAATTCGAGTCTCGAGTTGGGAAGATTTGCTTGGAATAAGATCGATATCACTGTTTCGGGCAAACACCTATTTACTAATCGGCATTGATAACGATCTTCCAGAGGGAATGCTTAACGCACTCACTAAAATGTATCAATGGCATGATAAGTGTATTAAATGCTATGGGAATCCTGGATTCGAGCTTCTCAAGGCAACCGAATCAGTCTTTAAGGCTAGACTCATGCAAATTGGTGATGGGCCAGAAGTGGACGATGCTTTTTCCTTAATGATCATCAAGCAGAAAGAGAAGGAAAGAAAGCTGACCGAATCATCACAATCCCCTCTGGTCGATGAATTGGAAAAATTTGCGCTAAGCGTTACACTCCCAAGGATTGCCGCAGAGTTGTTTGGAGCTCTTAAGTTCTCTGGTCATCCGATCATCGACCCGGCTCTCGCTTCAAAGAGCGCGAGAGAGTATGGAACAAGGCCTTCAGAAGCAAGCTTTATCGAAACAATGAAAATGAGAGCTGAATTTTGTGATATGCTCCTACGAGGTCACATAGCAAAAAGAGGACGATGGCCTGCAATTATTTGTTCAGACCACTCACTCCGACTATACAAGCTTTACGAGAAGAAGACGACCAATTTCTCTCCTGATGATTATGACTGGCAAGATTGGTACTTCACCTGCTTCCCAAAAATGCTGGAGTTCGATTACACAATTGATTTTCTAGATTTGATGGAAGATAAATCATGCGGCCTTGATCCAGAAGATGCTTGGAAGGCTTGGGACAGCCTAAAAGCTAAAGCACCTAATCTTTCCCGAGTTCCCAACGAACGGTCCAAGAAAGTAATTATTAGAGTCCTCTCGATGGACAAATTTGACCCGAAGGAGATTTGTGAGGTGATCCGAACAACAGATCCTAGTCTAATCGAGATATCAATGGCACTTTATCCTAAAGAGAAGGAGTTCAAATTAGAGGCTAGGCTCTTTGTTATGTTAGAATTCGCAGTTCGCGTCTTCTTGACTCTTGCGGAAAAAAACTTTAAACAATTAATGAAGGATTATCTCCCTGACCAATCAATGACGAAGGGGAGAAAAGCAACTATGCAATACTTAGAGTCCATGGCGAACGCGACTCGGACAACAGACACAGATACCTGTTATATTGAGATTGACCTTTCTAGATGGAACCTTTTGTGGAGAGGTGTTGTAGTAAATCCTGTTAGCAGAGTTGTTGATGATGTATTCGGATTGCCCGGAGCATTCTCTAAAGGTCACAGAATTTTCGAAAACTCAACAGTTATTGTACGAGTGTCTTCTGAAACACCGGAAGGGGTTGATGTCAATACTCGACCGAGCACCTGGCCAGAAGGACCATACATTTGGAGGAGACACTTGGGAGGATTTGAGGGGATAATCCAAGGTCAATGGACAGCTTGTACTCAGGCGGCTGTCCGCTCTATAATGCGAGATATCCCCGAGGTACTGAGTTACAAATTACTTGGACAAGGAGATAATCAAATCTTAGGTGTGACATTTAAGAAGTCGCCTGACCTCCCTGAAATGAAGTATGCTCTAGAGGTATCTGCTAAGATCACCCAAGCAATGGAATACAGATTTAAGAGGCTAAATCAGATAGTTAAACCTGAGGAGTGCTTAGTATCGAGAAAAACTGTCACTTATTCTAAGCTAATATGGCAAGATGGAATCCAAATCCCCACAACTCTCAAACATGCAGCTACTGTCGCCCCAGTCGGGACATCTAACATCCCGAGTCTAAATATCGCTCTGTCTTCTTTGGCATCAGGATGTCGGGCTAGTGCTGATAGTTTTTCCGACCCGTCCACTGCCTACCTCTATTTTCTTATTCGATTTAGAATGTTTCTTCCTCGTGCAGCTAAGAGTCTTCCAGCTTCATCTCTGATCTCAAAGTTCATTTTTACTAAGGATGCCTTAGATTTTGCTTCTGTCATTCCGAGTGATCTAGGAGGATTTCCAGTCCAGGGAATAACAGACTTCGCATTTGGCGGATGTTCTGACAGACTATCATCCTCAACAGCAACACTCGTATGTTGGTCACATACGAGGAGACTTGCAGTAAATTACTTAGGCTTATTGGACACTGACATCCCATGGCGCGAAAACCCTGATCCTTCTGCTTTATTAGAAGACCCATTCGCAGTGCCAATCGTCACCAGTATTGGAGCAGACGTTGTAATAGATGGAGCGATGAGGGAAGTTGTCCCAGAAATCACAAGAAACCCTTTGATAAAACAAATTATTTCCACAGAAACCACCAATTACAACAATTCCCTCAATGAGTATTTATCCAAGTGTAGACCTTTCTATCCCTTGGTACTCTCTGATCTGAAAGAATTATCCGTGATTGGCGTACGACAGAAAATGTTGAAGAAATTCACTGGGACAAGGACAATCCAACAATTGATAAGACATAGTGCTCGAATCAATTACAAATCAGAGGTAATCAAAGCTGATTACGCAAGAATTAATCGCCTATTCACCTTGGCTAGTTCGGCAAAGCAGAAACAGCTGACTAGTTCTTTCAATTCTCGGTCGATTTTTGATAGGGTTGTTTCCTATAGAGATCGTTGGTTTCCAACTCCCGGAGTAATAAAAGGAGTAACAGTCTTGCATCCTTTAGAATCACAGTTTGATGCAGAAGGGGAATTATATTCTCAGGATTTCATCGAGATCAGTACTAAAGTTCCACCTTCAATTGCATTGACCACTCGAGGGCAACACTCTGGGAGATGGGGTGACAAGACCTGGGAGCATAGGAAGGTAACAGGGGTAGAAATGATAGGAAAGCAGAAATCAGCTCTTGCAGCTAAACGGCTGTTACTCTTGGAATCTCAAATGAGTTCGTCTGTCCAGATTAAGAAGTTTATAAGATCCATCCTTGAACAGCGAACCATTGTTGATAAAGAAGTTCTAGCAAAGAGCCTTCCGGAATCAATAGGCGGAGTGATGGATCACAGATGGGACTCTGTCAACGAGGAAAAAGCATACGCATGGTTAGGTCCGATCATGCTAACCCAACACACATCGATTCAAACAGACACAATGTCTCACTTGGCTGGTGGAAAAGAAGATTATGCGTTCAGCTTCCAAGAGAATATTTTCTTCTTGATGCAGCTTATTAGAGCGAATCCTAATTACTTTCCGAAAAATGTTCTAGCAAGGCTACACTATAAAATCGGAACCCCACAGCTAATAGAGAATAACATAGTAAAACTGATTGAGCCTACTGTCATTCCTAGAATTAAGAACCTTAGCTCACTTCAGAAAAATCCCCTAGTCTGTGCTGGTGATATCCTCTTCCAATCATTGAGTGAGGAAGTCCCCTCTTCAATTGCTCCCTCCGTGGGGCTTCCTTCTAAATGCACTCCTAAGATTGCAACTTCAGTGCTAGTTCATTATTTCCTCGATCAATTAGAGAATCCATTATTATCAGAGGCATCCCTAGATCTCAAAGATGCTCCAGCCGGGCTCTCGTTCGACGTGGGAAGTCTTATTGGAGCAGGTTTGTACTCGGTCATCAAGGCTGCAGGAATTGCTGTCTACTTCCGAGGTGTAGAAATGATGCTATCAACAACATTCTTGATGGATAGAGTCCAACTCTCGCTGATATTTGAAAAGCTCTCAACTATAGCCGCCACACCAATATCGAGATTCGCAAATCATCCGGATGTGAGATGCCAGGAGTGGGTTAGGACGACAGGAATCTTGATCGCCCCAGGAAGACATGGAGGAAAAGTACTCATAAATAGAATAAGTTCAAGAATACGAGAGCAATCACATGAATGTCTAAAAGAACTATTCAATCTCGACAAATACCGCATAATCCTATCATCGTATGCAGAGAGAGCAACTCCATCTCGTATCCTAGGTTGTTACGTTGCCCTCAATTTTTTAATTCTGACAGAAGGGAGAAACATTGAGGCAGCCAGATCTTTATTTAGAAAGCACACAAACAGTCTTCGTAAAGTAGAAGATGAGAAGATGAGAGTCGCGATTCATCTTCAGACCCTAGAGATGATGAGAGAAGAAGAGTTTGACGTTGCAAGCATTATAGCCAATGAATTGCTTGAAGGAAGGATCTTGTTTCGGAGCCACTTAGGCTTTGATGAGACAAAGCGTTACCTCCGGACTGGAGATCCACAGCCCTCAGCTCACCCTCAGACTGATCTGGAAGAAGTACAATTCCCTGATATAAACTTAGGACTGAGCGGTGAATTGCCGAGATTATCAGATCTCGAAAAGGAAAGACTTCCTTTAAGTCCTTTGACGAATGCAAATCATCTAATCAAGAGGAACCTCACGTGGGATATTGCTGGCTCATCTCTATCAAGAGTAACACTCCCTATTCTTATGGCTGTAAGGAGATTACTAATAGGGAGGAAATGCGCACTCATTGGCGTCGGTAATGGGGCAATTGCAAGAGATTTGTTTTATGTTGGGGTTAAATCCATTGTTGGGGTTGATCTATTATCTGACATTCCAGACTTGCCTGGGATGGGGACTAATTATCTGCCCCCCGAGATCCCGGTCTTGACACCGCCTGTTAACTGGAGATGGGCCAAAGCTGTATTCCGAGAAGGTGGAGATTGGTTCCAGAAAGAAGTTCAGAACGATATACTGAGTGAAGACTTCGACATCATTGTTGTAGATATACAACCTGGAAGGCGAATGATTTGGAAAGATTTAGATCCTTTGATACGGTCCTCGAAGCCGATGCGGATCTTATTTAGACGTGAACTATCTGATAGTGAGCGAGAGATCTTCGAACTGGAGCTTCGAGGTACATTCTCGAGTTTCTATGCTTGGCGATCTCCTTTCAATACAAGCGAATATTGGTACTTCGCGAAAGCTGGCAACTCTGTATCGATAAGAAGACCCAGAGAATCTTCGAATCAAGTTGTCTATAATAAGGTGACTGATCTTACAATCACACCTAACGTCTTCTATCCCAATAGGCGCTCGGCGATAGCATTGGAGTTGACAAGAGGTAGGGCCTCGCTGAATTCAAACTTGGCGATAACTCTTGATCAGTTAACAACACTTCTAACTGCTCGTTCAGCAATGGATAAAGCAATAATATCAACTCTATCACGACCTGAGATTGCACTCTCTGTTTTCATTCTATCTAAAATGAGCGAACTGAATTCTTGTTTCATGCAACAAGAAGCAGATGTGATAACATTCTTAATGAAACTAGCCACCTCACCCCCTCCTGCAACAATTCACGGTGTTGATACTTCGAGGCTCACACGAGGACAGATTTTCAACTCAGTCGTCAGGACTGCGTCAAGACTCATCGTCAAGAAGAAATATTACGAGTTTGCTATTGTCTAAGATTGAGATTATTCAAGAAAAACCGAATAAGAACAGAAACAAACCATGGCTCCATCTTACAAGGAGAAGCTAATTGAAGTTGAGAAGAGATTGAGGGAGATATCGAATGGGAAGGTTATTGAGGATCTCCGAAATGCAAAGCTGAGCTATGTGCATCAGACCATTGGGATCAAGACAGCTGGTCTCATCTCTACAATAAGGAAAATCGCGAATCGCAGGAAAATCGATATTGACATATCCCCGCTCAAGACAGAATTTGTAGCAAATTGGCTTGCTGAATCAGCCAGAGGTATCCATGCTATTAATCAAGCAGAAAGAGTTGTGGAGCATTTAGACTCCAAGCTTGCTGCTGCAGAGAGAGTAAATAAAGAATTAATGCTCAAGATCCTAGCTCTCGAAAAGAACAATGTAGACCTCAATGGAGTGATCGGTGAGATACAAGGCCATCTTGATCGAATCGAGTTAGCAATTGAGGCAGACCCAGATCCTGCCTTAAGAAATCCAACCATTGTGGACATTGTGAGTGCGATGATTGATGATGGAAGACCTACGACTTCATGAATATTTAAGAAAAACCTATTGGATAAGAAGAGCGCAATTACGGACTGATATCAATGGTTTAGATAGTGCTGGAATAATTTAGAGTGGACTCTTAAATTGGCTAGATTGTATTAAAATAGACAGGAGCCATAGAAACAGCAGCCTGCCTAAATAAAATAAAAGATTGGAACTGTTCTATGCTAGCACCCTCTTT